TGTTGAACTACTTGAAAAAGGGAAAATGAGAAGCTTTGACCTAATCAAAGATTATCTGCAAACTCCTTTCGTTTTCCAACTGTTCAAGAAGAATCAGATAGGAGGAGTTCGAGAAATATTAATATTAGACATTCAAAAAAGGATATTAGTGAATATTCTTGAATCATTCTCTAAAGTCATTTGTCGAGATGATGATCGTGAAATGCTCACTCATGGTGATAAAAAAGTTTCATTGATGAGAGATTTAATAAGAGATTTGAGGAGAGGTGATGGAACCACAAAAAAACTTATTATGAATTACAACTTTGACAAAACTAGGTGGGCCCCTTCATTCATGCCCATACAGTTTTTGTACATGTTTTTGCCATTCAAATCACTTTATCCATCACTGTTCAGATTCATAACTATTAGTCTGATAAATCATACAAATAAGAAATTCCTTTTACCAGAGAGACTTATTAGAGTGTGGATGAATGATCCACATAATAATTTTCAGCATCAGATGGATCAAAATCTGCAATCATTAAAGGAGAGATTCCTTAAAACAAAGGAATTATCATATGTCAATGAATCAAACATGGGTCAAGGGATATTACATTATACATCATCTTTTTATCATCTATGTGTATTGAGCTTACGTGATCGTGTGTATACAGAAATGTGTGAAAAGGTGAGGATAGCACCAGGGGACTGGAGAGACTTAGTCTCTTCTGATGATTCCTACACTGCACATGGACTGCCTATGGATTCACCAAAGCTGGTTCGTCTTAGGATTATGCTATTTATGAGAGCCCAGGAGGTAGTTGAGCGGGTCATGAATGTTTGGACATCAGGTAGTAAAAGCTCAATATCCATGCTTGTGTACGAATTTAATTCCATGTTTGGATCAAATATGTCAATGCATCCAACCACATTCAAATTTGCACTGGCATCTGTTCACCCAGTGAATACTGACTCTTTTTTTAGAATGGTCAAAGAGTCATATATAGCCAGCAGGCAAATTGTGGAGAATGGGGGGTCTCTTGAATTATATACTATTGCCAGCATACTGAATAAAAGGTACTGTGAGAGTATTTATCACACTCATCCTGGTGGCCAAAATGATCTCCGACAATTCATGCTACGGCCTGAATATTGCCCTTATCAATTAGGGGTATACCCCATCATGGATCCTGCAATCATGATTATGTTTGGCCCAGAATGCCATAATTATCGGATCCTACAAAAGAGATCACAATTGAATATTTATGAAGAACAGATGTTTCGTGTGATGCACACTTTGGTTTCGGCAAATGACCCTGAGGTGTATGCTGTCAGCACCTCCATTGATGATGTGTTTGTTGGGGTCAATAGGATAGAAGCTAGTCTGGGGCCAATTGAAAGATTAGAGAGGATTAAGAGAAGTGTTGGGTATAGTTGGTCAGATTTGAATGTTCATGTCATTAAGGACCCAATGTTGTT